ATATTGAAGTGGTACGCGATAAATCGTGGCTCAAAGCGGTAGCGAGTCTGGACTGTCAACGATGTGGGATGTCTGGTCAGACGCAAGCTGCTCATGCCAATTGGGGGAAGTATGGCAAGGGGATGGGGATGAAAGCGCATGATGTGTTTACTGCTGCGCTCTGTCAGACCTGCCACTTTGCGATTGACCAGGGGGCGCAGATGAGCGGAGAGGAGCGGGTGGACGAGTGGGAGGCCGCGTTTAGAAACACGCTGATTGCTCTGTGGGAGTCGGGGAGGTTGAAAGCGAAATGATTTACGCAGTTCCGATAAAGCATTCAGAAGCTGCGGAGTTTGTCGGTAACTTCCATCGACACAATAAACCGCCAGCAGGATCAGTCTTTTGTGTGGGAGCGTCAGACGGAACTCAATTGGTGGGTGTTGCGATTGTTGGTAGACCTGTTGCTAGGAACCTAGATGATGGAAGAACGTTAGAAGTGACTCGTTGTTGTGTGATTGACGAGGCTCCTAAAGGTTCGTGCTCTTTTCTCTACGCCCGATGCTGGCAAGCAGCTAAAGCATTGGGATGGCAAAAATTGATTACCTACACTTTGCAATCAGAGTCTGGAGCATCATTGCGCGGGGGGGGGTGGAAGATCGTTGCTGAATTGTCAGGGTCAACAGGAAAAGGTTGGACAAATCGTCCAGGCCGAGAATGGCAATCTGTCACTGGTCAAGCAAAATTTCGATGGGAGGCTCTGTAATGTACTACCGACTGCAACGGGTAAAAGTTGGCGAGCAGTTCGAGCTTTGCAGGACGGGTGAGATATACATGCTTGTCGCTGCAAGGCCAGAAACCCCGTCTGGCTATCGGCGGGACTGTATTGATAGAAATGGCAAATCACACAACTTGCACCATAGTTGTAAGGTAAGGGTTATCCCTAGTACACAGGGATAGTTGATTCTGGCATGGTGTCGTTGTAGACTGTTCGTGCGCCGTGAGAAGCGCATAGCAGGTCAGTGAGTCAGTCTTCATCGGGCTGGTCTATCTGACCGTTTCTAACCCGTCCTGGGTGCGACCTGCCGGAATTCTCACCGGATAGGCCAGCACCGATGGAGATTGATCGTGCATTACTACCATCACCACATAGGTGATTTCCTTAAGGCTACGTCAAGACTGACAGACGCTCAGTCAATGGCATACCTTCGTCTGCTGTGGATGTACTACGACAGCGAGAAACCGTTAACGGGCGACCTGGAGGTGCTTGCATTCCAGGTTGGAACGGACACAAAGACGGTTGAACTCATCCTGCTGTCGTTCTTTAAGCCTGACCATGCTGGCCCGGATATGGTCTGGACGCACACTCGTTGCGACAAAGAGATCAGCGAGTACAGAAAACTTATCCACAAGAAATCCACAGCAGGTAAAGCATCTGCTGAACGTCGGTCTAACAGTAGTTCAACAGGTGTTGAACAGGTGTCCAGCACCGATTCAACAGATGTTCAACTAACCAATAACCAAGAACCAATAACCAATAACCATAAAAAGAATAGTGCAGCGCGTGGGACGCGCCTGCCGACAGATTGTGAGTTGACGCAAGAATGGTTTGACTTCTGCAAGCAGCAACGTCCTGACCTGAAGCCAGACGAAGTGTTCGCAGCGTTCCGCGACTACTGGATTGCCCAGCCTGGGCAGAAGGGTGTAAAGACCGACTGGACAGCAACGTGGCGCAACTGGATTCGCAACACTAGGGTTTCCACCAATTCACAACCTGCCAAGCAAGATCGAAAGTTAGACCTGTTGCTAGGCAGACGCCAGCCGGACGTTGTGGATGTTGTCGATGCTGACTTCCAGGAGAAACTAAATGCAATTAGTGGATCGGGTTTTTGAGCGGTTCGTTGCGCTCTACGGTGCTCAGAAGTTCAAGGTTATGTTTGAGCACGATGACAACGCAATCATGCCAGCCAAAGAATCCTGGGATAACTACCTGCAATCCTGCAAGCCAGAGGTTCTACGCAAGGTCATGGACGCACTGCCGCATCAGAAACGCGAATGGCCTCCTAATCTGTCCGAGTTCATTGGGATGTGCAAGGACTTCGACCGAGTAGAGCATCGACAGTTCACAGCACTGCCAGCCCCAAAGGTTCAGACGGATGTCGGACGGTCTGCGCTGGCTGAGATAAAAGCAAAACTAAGGGTTTCCCCCAATACACAGTGAGGATGGAATAGATGAGTATGTGTCCTGTGTGCAATTCATGGCACAGCAAAGTAAAAGAGAGCAGAAAAGATACCCGGTACGGATGGAAATGGAGACTACGAGATTGTCAGGAGTGTGGACACAGATGGGCGACGTACGAGGTGCCTACAGGCTCGCTAAACGTGGAAGGTGGCGATCCCAGCGGCAAGCTGGAGAGGTAGTGGCTGTCGTTGATTCGCTGATCTCAGACTGCGAGCAGATGTGCCAGGAGATCATCAGCCAGCACAGACTGGCCGGACGGAAGAAGCAGCGTATCCGCGCTCAAGTTAGAGAAATGTGCAAACGGTTATCGCTGAACGAGTTTAGGTGGAGACAGGAGACAAGCAAGTGAGCCAAGCCGCAATGAAACAAGCCTTAGAAGCGTTGGAGCGAGGCGAAACAAAATTGCGCTACGAAGCTATCACCGCTCTCCGCGCTGTATTAGAGCGCTCGCAGGAGGAATGTGGAGCAACATACAGTAGCAAACTCCAGTGTGTATTTAACGGTTGGAGAGTGTTGAGCGACGGAGAAATTGCGTTAGATATGCCAGAGCATAATTGTTGTGATATGCGAGGCGCGATTGATATTGCGAGCGTCATCATGCCGAGTGTGTGGAAAATTTCGATTTTCTGCGGTGGTATGCCAGACGTTATGTACATTCTCATTAATGGTAAATGGGGGGCATACGATCAGCGCTACGGAGTCAAGAAAACTAATAAACAAAGTAAAAACGAACTACGCGAACGAAATGCGTAAAGACCCGATCACCGTCGATCAGATAGCAGGCCGGATGATTGAACTCATCCAGCAGCGCAACAGTCTTACACGCGATGACTTAGAGTATGTCGTGGAAACCGTTGCCAAGCTGAAGGACGAGCGACTGAAGTCTTGTGTTGCAGAACTGATCGGCTGGGGAGACGAGGAGCGTGCCGAGGTTGAAACGTTTGTTGCTATTGCCATCGAGGTCATGAAGCGCACCAACGTATCGAAACTGCGAGAGTGTGCGCGGATTGTCGAACTGAGGTACTTAAGCCATGAACTGTTGCCGAAGTGATTTCAGACTCATCGACCGATCTATCAGCGACCACTCTGTCGTAGAAGTTTATGTTTGTCACACCTGCGGATCAGAGCGATACCGCGCAATCTCAGAGGAATGGAATGGAAGACCGTTTACACAACTGGGGAGCCTGGAAGCGGAAGGAGCCGATGGCGGACGCAGAAGACGCGAGGACAGTTGACGCTGCTGTCCAGAAACTATCGCCAGACGATAGGGCTGCGGTCACTGCCACCTACGTCCAATTTCCGTACCAGTCGGTTTACTACGTCTGCTCAGAAATCTCCATGCCCCCAAGCTGGATCAACCGCGCAATCGAAAAGGTCAAACGTGGAATCACAACCTGAAGTCAGACTAATCAGCAGCGTCATTACGCTCGCCATCCGCGACCTGACACATCGTCCAATCGTGATCCAGCGAGGCGCACGGATGACACCCGAGGCCAGGTCAGCCGCGCGATTCCTGTTTACAGACGATTCTGACGGCTACCTGGAAGCGATCGACTGCGATCCGCCTGCTTTTAGACAGCGAATCCTAGCGATGATGAATAATATGTCTGGCGGGAAAGTTATCGGGTTCGACGAGAATGACCGTCGAGCCATGCGTCAAAACTACAAACTCTGGAGCACGAAGTATGCAGGACTGGATTACGACTTACCTGACGATGAAGATGAATCTGACGAAGATGCATTCATTGCTCCTAAAAAAAGAGGCAGATTCAGCCATCGAATTGGCACTACAAATAGCCGCTGACGCTCGCCTGTGCGCCAAACAGATTGCAATCCAACAGGAAACCGATAAACTGTGAACGTCTCCTCCCTGATTCTCCCCCTGTGTAGGGGGATTTTTTTGTGATCCCCAAGATCCTGCATTTCGTCTGGGTTGGCGACGAATCCAAAACTCCCACCGAAACCATTAAGCGCTGGGCTACGCTCAACCCTGACTTTCAAGTCATGCTGTGGGGCAACAAAGACCTGTCTTCCGGTTGGGTGCTTGCCAAGCATATGCAGCACTACTGGAAACGCGAGCTATGTGGCGTTGCAGACTGCATGAGGTGGGAGATCCTATACCGACACGGTGGAATCGCGTTAGACGCCGATCTAGAGCCTTCTAGGGCTATTCCTGACTGGATGCTAGAACCTAGATGCTGGGCTACGTCAGAATCGGAGTTGTTGCGACCAGGATTGCTGTCCAATGCTGCGGTTGGTGCAGAGCCGGAGAACCCGTTCATTGGGCAGATCGTGGATGACCTGTCGAAGGATGAGCCTGGGGAACTGATGGCGTGGGAGTTCTGTGGGCCGACGAGGTTGACGATGACGTTTCACGAGTATCGGTATCGTGACCTTGTTGTGTTCCCGAGTCAGTTTTTCTGTCCGACGCACTTTGCTGGCTTGCCGTATGACGGTGGGTTGATATTCGGCAGTCAGGAATTTAAGAGCACCAGGGGGAAGTGGTGATTCTGTTTCTCGTAACGTCAGCCATTAACAACGATCCGGTCAGACTTCAGGAAACGGCAGAAACGCTGGAGTCGATTCACAACAAAGTGCCGATGGCGAGCATCTGGTTGCTGGAATCAAGTTACGAACCGCAGAAGATTTACTTTCCGCGAGTAAAGATATTCCCGTTCTGGGGTCAGCAGTGGATAAAAGACATCCACGACAAGCAACGTGATGTCGCTTACGTCAAAAATGCTATCGAGCATCGAGTAACGATAGACGCGCTTAAATGGATTCCGACGCTCTACAGTCATATCTTCAAGATTTCAGGTCGGTATGTACTGACTGACGGTTTTGACTTGCAGGATCATCCCGCTAACAAGGCGACATTTGCGACAGTTAGACAGACTGGCTACACGTTGGAGCAGGTTGGGACGGATGGAATGCTGATGACTCGGCTGTATTCGTTCTGCCAGACTGTCATTCTGCAGATGATTAGCACGCTGGAGGAGTCAGAAAAGTTCTTCCACAGTCAGTGGGATGCTGGCAAAGTGTTTGACTTAGAGCATGGTTTCTACAAGTTTCTGCCTCGTGACATTCTGCATGAAACGGGTAGAATAGGGGTTCGCGGACGTATCGGCCACCTCTCCCACATCGTCGAGGACTAACATGCCAGCCGTGTCTAAAGCCCAGGCCAGACTCATGCAGGCCGCTGCTCATTCGAAAGGGTTTGCCAAGAAAGTTGGCATTCCGATGGCGACAGCCAAAGAGTTCATGAGCAAGCAGAAGACCCCGTACTCCAAACTGCCAGCGAAAAAGAAATGAAGCCAATATGGGACAAGCCTCGTCCTAAGAGTGCTGGCAAGCCTGACCCGCTGTCGAAGAAGCAGAAGCGGTCAGCCAAAGCGATGGCAAAGTCAGCCGGTCGCCCCTACCCTAATTTAGTAGACAACCTTCGGGCGGCAAAGAAATGAAGTGTCCAATCGTAACCGGTGATGCCAAGCTAAACGACGCCAACAAGCAGAGGGCTGTCGAAAAAGCTGATTACATGGAAGCCGGAGAAGACGCAGAGTACAAGTGCGAGAACTGTGCTGCGTTTGTCCAGACCGATGAGATGCAGGGTTGTCTGGAAAATGGTATCGCTAAGGGCATGGAAGACGAAGCCGAGGACATGGGCTACTGCGCCCAACTGGATTTCGTCTGCTCCGAGGATATGGTCTGCAAGAAATGGCTAGGCCAGCAGGCTAAGGGTAAAGGTGGAATCGTCATCAAGATTGCCGGGATGATGGACGAATGACAGCCGCATGGACACGCAAAGCCGGTAAGAACCCGAAAGGTGGGTTGAACGAGGCTGGGCGCAAGTCTTACGAGCGGGAGAATCCTGGCTCGAACCTGAAGCCTCCAGTTAAGTCAGGCGACAACCCTAGACGCGCATCGTTCCTAGCGAGGATGGGTAACATGCCTGGGCCGGAGCGCAAGGACGGCAAGCCGACTCGTCTGCTTCTATCGCTGCAAGCCTGGGGTGCCAGCAGCAAGGCAGACGCTAGAGCGAAGGCGAAAGCGATCAGCGCAAGGAACAAAGGAAAGTGAGATGGATCTGTCTCAACTGCTCCGCGCACTAGGTCTGCAACAGGCGTATCAGTCTTATCAGCAGAACATCGGTCAGCCATTCGCTAACGTTGCTGGCCCATTCGGACGGGGTTTGTTGGGTCTGGAGAGGCCGGAGTATGGGCAGGAGCAGGCTTACAGAACTGGACAGGCTGTTGGCAATATGCCTGCTGTGTCTGCTCCGGTTGGCGCAGTAAAAGCCGCAATGCAGGCGCCTGAATTGTTGGCTGCAATGGGGGCGGTCGCTCCAAAAGGCGCCAAAAAAGTTGCAGAGGCAATTGCTGGGCAGCAAATCAACTTGCCTGGTGCGCAAGGCTTCGACCCGCGTTTCGATCCTCGTATTAAAGAACAGGAGCGTCTTGCAAATCTTAAGACTTCTGTTGATGTGCAAAACAAAGTAGAAGTTCCAACAGTCAATCTTGCGCAGTATGAAGGGTTTCCATTTATAACATCGATGTCCGATAGGACTGCTGCCGGTGGGTTGCTGACATCAATAAATGATGTTTTACTAAAACGCCCAGTTGCTTTGCAAGGTGGGCAAGATTTTATGTTTAACAATCCGCTTGTGTGGGCTTCCGCAAAACATCCTGTTAACCAAATATTGAATCAAGCCTCAATGTTAAAAGAGGTTACAGGAAAAGACCCGTTGTTTGTGCCTTGGAGAATGGCTCCAACTGGCGGTGATTTTGCAACCATGACGGGTGAATCGATGTTATCGTTTGCTGAATCAGCCTTTGGTAAAACGCAGAAAAAATCGCTTGATAAAAAAATCAAGGAAGTTTTGCCAAACTGGCCGGGAATTGACGCGACTAACAGCATGGATGTGTATCGAAGTGCGCCTGATGCAAAAAGAAAGCAATTGCAAAACGTATTGGACGTAGAGTTTCGAGATTTGGGCGGATTAGGAATTGGTGAGGCAAGATTGTCGGTGACTGATCCAAAACAATTGCAAGGGTTTGATACACAAATTATGAATGTTGGGCAGGTGTTTGCGAATCAACCGGCTGTACAAAAGTCCGGGCATTTTTCATATCCGTATGGGGTTCCTGGTCAAGGCATAGGTCGGCTGGAACAAGATTTCGGTATTTTTCAGCTTTTGCCGAATGTGGTTAAAGCAAGAAATATTGAAAATCCACTTGCGCCAACGGCAACCGATATTAGAGCGTTACAGATGAAACCATACGCAGGGATTTTGACTGCTGATGTATTAAAACAACTTGGATATTGATATGACGCCAATTGTTAACACTGACGTTGCAATGCCTAAAAAACTTTTTGAGTCATTGTGCTTGTTTGAAACCTGGTGTGTTGCAAAACAAAAAACCAACACATCTGAGCAAGAGGTCAAACAATGGTTGACGGAAAGGTTTGGCGACAAAGTTGCCAGTCAATTCAAAGCTGAATTTTTGTATTCGTGATCATAGACACGCATCCTTACTGGCATTGCGTAATCGATGATTTCTTCTCAGACGCGATAAGCCTAGCGAGAGAGTTCCCAGCCAAAGACGATCCATGCTGGTTTCGCTACGACAACCAGCTAGAGATCAAGCAGACCTGCAATGACTGGCACCACTTCAAGCCAGAAACGTATCAAGCCTTTCAATACCTGCTCAGCCCGTATTTCACAGAGATACTAGAAAACCTGACAGGCGAAGAACTGATCCCCGACTTAGGTTTGCACGGTGGTGGACTACATCAGCACGGTATAGGCGGCAAACTCAACGTCCACCTCGACTACAACCTGCACCCTAAGTTGCACTTGCAGAGAAGGCTCAACCTGATCGTGTACCTGACGCCAGGATGGAAGCCAGAATGGGGTGGGCATTTAGGTCTATACAGCGATCCTGACACGCTGGTAAAGACAGTTGAACCAAAGTTCAATCGTGCGATAATCTTCGACACTAGAGGCAGTTGGCACGGATTACCGGCTCCGCTGACCTGTCCGCCAGATGTCACCCGCAATAGCTTTGCAGTCTATTATTTGTGCGAGCCGACAACGACGGACAGCAGAACACGAGCGTTATTCGCTCCAACTGCCGAGCAGAAAGGCGACACTGACGTTGATAAGCTAATCCGTCAGAGGTCAAGTTAAAGTTGACCGATCACCCTATTGGAGTCGGTGAATGGAACCAAAATTAGGAAAAACTAGGCAAAAGCCGAATGACGGCAAGGGAAGGCCACCGGGTATCCCTAATAAGGCCACAAGGGACGTAAGAGAGGCGATCAGGAAGATAGCAGAGGAGAATGCAGAGAACTTCGCTGCGTGGCTCCAAACCGTTGCTATCGGTGATGGCGACAAGGTAAAGCCTGACCCAGCCAAAGCCGCTGACTTGTACCTGAAGGCTATCGAATATCACATTCCAAAGCTAGCCAGGACAGAAGTAGCAGGCGACCAGAATCAGCCAATGCAGATGGTGGTGACTTGGGCAGCCGAGAAATAATCATCCCCTACAGTCCGAGGGAACCTCAGTTAGAGATCCACCGGGCGATGGAGGATCACCGCTTTACAGTGGTGGTGGCTCATCGAAGATTAGGGAAGACTGTCTCTGCCATCAACCAGCTAATTAAGTCAGCCGTCCTGTGTCAGAAGGAACGACCACGGTTTGCCTACATTGCCCCGACGTATGCTCAGTCCAAACGAATCGCCTGGGACTACCTGCTCCACTACACCCGTCCGTTGGGAGCCACACCAAACATTTCAGAGCTTCGTGTTGACTTCTGGGATCGCAGGATCGGACTGTACGGGTCGGACAACCCGGATTCCCTGCGCGGAAGTTACTTTGACGGAGTGGTACTCGATGAGGTGGGGGATCAGAATCCCAAGATTTGGAATGAAGTGATCCGCCCTGCCCTAGCCGACAGACAAGGCTGGGCAATGTTTATCGGCACTCCGAAAGGCCAGAATCACTTCTACGACCTGCGGAATAGGGCACAGGACGAGCCTGGGTGGAAGTTGCTGGAGTTCCGTGCCAGTCAGACCAAGATTATCGTACAGTCAGAACTCGATGACGCGCTTCGAGAGATGGGGCGGGACAAGTACGACCAAGAGTTCGAGTGCAGTTTTCACGCTGCGGTGGAGGGTGCGTACTATGGGCAGATTCTTAACCAGATGGAGGGCGAAGGCCGGTTCTGCGCTATTCAGCGGGATGACCTTTGCAAGACAATCGCTGCATGGGATCTGGGGATTGGTGACTCGACTTCGATCTGGATCGCACAAGTCCACGGACAAGAAGTCCGACTCTTAGACTACATCGAGAATCACGGTGTTGGGTTGGACTGGTACGTCCGAGAACTGAGAAACAGAGGCTGGCACAAGGCCGAGCACATTGTCCCGCACGACGTTCAGGTGCGCGAACTAGGCTCTGGCAAGTCGCGTTTGGAAGTGCTGCAACAGGCTGATCTCAGTTGCACGATTGCGCCACGGTTGTCGGTGGATGACGGTATCCAGGCTGTCAGGCGAATGCTGCCACGCTGCTGGTTCAACGTTCCTGCTACAAGCGAGGGGTTGAACTGTCTGAGAAACTATCGGCGGCAGTTCGACGAAAAACAGAAAGTCTTTTACGATAGACCTTTGCATGATTGGTCTAGCCACGGGTCAGACGCATTTCGCTATCTTGCTGTCGGGATGAATGAAACGTCTACTTGGTCGAAGCCGATCAACATTAATACAAGGTGGGTGGTGTAATGCTGATGCCACAAGGTTTCATTGTCCAGA